CTTCTTGGCATCTTCAAGTTCACGCTCGTAATGATTTATAAAATCTGGAATGGCGCCAAGACTGGCAACTACGCGGCTATACCACATTAGTTTTCCCAGTCTTGATCTTCTTCTTCCTCTTCGTACTCATCTTCTTCGTCTTCCGCCGCATAGTCCTTGTCGTTGTCAAGGTATGCAGTCAATGCACGTTTGATGTCTGAGTCGCCTTTGAACGCTGTACGAATGTCTTCTACATCTGAATCATTGTCCATCAAGATCTGCACCACAGTTTCAGCGGCCTCGGCACGGTCCACTGTGTTTACAAAACGCTTGAGTTCTCCCCAAATTTCACTGGCTATTGCTTCACTCATCTGCTGTTTCCTCCTGGGTAGTTACCTCTGTTTTTTGATTTCCAAAGTCGGCCATGACCTTGTCCAAACATCCATCATCGTTCTTTTCCCATGCTTTGCGGAACTTCTTGATAACTTCACCTTCGCTCGTGGTAAACACTAGACTGTTGCCTTCACGCTTGAGCATTTCTTTTTTCTCAATCAAGTCCACAAGACCCGAGTATGGGCTCATGCCTGTTGTGTAGGGAATCTTGACCTGTACACCTTCGAAGGGTTTAGCATAGCGTGTTTTCATAACTTTGCAGCCAGCACGAATACCGTTTACTTCAGATACTTTGTTGCCATCTTCGTCTTCTTTGAGTTTCATCTTCTTCATGGCAACCACAATACTTGATGCATAGATAAAACCTTGACCTCCAGAGATCTTGTCATCAGGGTCAAACATGTCCTGACTGGCGTATGTGTGATTGGTACAAACCAAGCCCACATTGTAACTACCAAACATGTTCACACAGTTACGAACCAAGGCAGTGAGTGCCTTGGGTTTTCGGCCCAGATCACCCTTCATTTCACCTGCGTCAAACTGGTTAACATCTGTGGGCGTCAACAACATACCCAACGAGTCAATAACAAACATAACTTTAGGGCGCTCGCCTTCTGCAAGTGCTTTGTAATCGCTCATGAACGTGGAGATTGTTTTGGCTACATCGTCAATCATGGCCATACTCAGTTTGAGCAGTTTGCTTTCGCTGGTGTCAACGCCCAAGGCCTTGAGCCAATCTTCGTCCAAGGCGTTTTCTGAGTCAATCAACACCACAAAGATGCCTTGCTCTTGTGCGTTTTTCACAATGTTGCCTGAACAGATATAACTTTTACCTGCACCTGAGTCTCCGGCAAACACAGTGACCTTGCCCAGTGGAATACCACGATTAAAGTCTCCTGAGATAAGATAGTTCAAGGCATAGTTGCCTGTTGATATCCAATCGGTTGGATCATTGAAGCCAATTGACAGACCGTCAATGCTCTTGGTAATTTCCTTGCGGAATTTGCTTACGTCAAATGGTTTTCCCATAGTCTATGTCCTTATATAAATCTTTAAAAACTGCTCTACTGTCTATGCCTCTACGTTGATCCAATTCTGATAATTTATCAACAGATAATTTGATATTTTTCTCAAACGGAGTATCAATATAGTGTAACATATTTCTATAACTATCTTCAAGCAGATAACCAGGTTTCTGGTTAATCTTATCTTGTAATTTGTTCTTTACAGAGTTTAACACATTTTGTGGTAAATGTCTAATGTTTAGGTATTCAGGTGTTAGCAAGGCTCCAATTACAAAACTGTTGTTGTGAAATCCTTGCTGTTTCAAAAAGTCCACGCAGTCAAATATTGAATTGTAGTTCAACAAAAAGTGCAACATGTTAAATGATATTTTGTGCCCTAGTTGTTTGATCTTGTTTAGATTTTCTAAAAAGTCCGGCCAACTTCCGCCATGTCTTATGTATTCAAATTCTTCGGCCAAGGTCTCTACACTCACGGTCCAATGCACATTAGGAAACTCACAAACGGCTTCAAATACTCTGGTGTCGACTTTGCTCAGATTGGTGTTTATCCTGATGTTGGTCTCAGGGCTTAATTTTTCCAACAATGTTAAATTTTCTTTCATCAACAAGGGTTCGCCGCCTGCTAGATACACATGCTGGAGTTGGCCAGCATGATCATAGATGTAGTTTTTAAAATCCATCAACTGTTGATGGTCAGGAACTGCGGGACGAATTTTTAGTTCTTCACTCCACTTGCTACTGAATTCCGGCCCGCAGTACACACAAGCAAAATTGCACAGATTGGTCCAGCGAATATCAATTGTGCGCAAATCAAAGCGACCAACTTGATATGTATCGGTTGGAATATTTTTTAATTCACGTATGTAGAACACTCGATCACTGATGTGATCAAACCCTCGTTTGCCACGTTCCAAATCATAACAAGTGTGACAAGTTTCTACTGGTTGTTGATCAACAATCTGTTGTTGTCTGGGTTGATTGTTATCAACCAGTATGGATTCAATACTTTGGTCTTTGATGTTACCAAGTGGGCCAGCACTGCGAATACAGTTTTTCACAGTGCCATCAAAGTTGTACATTAGTCCAGTCCAGGGCATGGGACAAAAGCGTGAGTTGGTCAACATGTCCCGAGGTGTCATTTGTAGACCGGTCCCAAAGAGATTTCTGGTATGACAAGCCCATTGACTTGTGCCTTTTCTAATGTAGATACCAGTACTTCGGCCCAGACATCTACGTCTGCCGAGGGCGGCACTGTTTTGTCACCGCTGGTGGCAATATCACCTGGACGAACTATGGTAATTTTAACTCCGGGGCGATGGTGTCTTATTTGCGTTACTGCTTGCTCAAGTGCAACTTTTTGCACACGATATGCTGTCATGTCAAGTCCGGGTAACACACTCACCGGGTCCTGAGTCATCATGGTACTCACAACTATGATATGCTTTCCGGTACCTGTCCAACGTTGCGCCATTTCAAACAGCAATTCAGTCTGTGCATATCCTGCTTGTGCATTGTTAACAAACATGTCACAGGTTTCAATTGCATCTGCAATTTTGGGAGTCACACGTATGTTGTGGCCTGTACGTCGACTCAGTCTTAGTACCTCGTGTCCGCGACTTTCATATGCATTGCCCAATGCCTGTCCAATACCAGCAGTTCCGCCTGTGATTGCTATCTTCATAACAGGTGCGTGGGTTCTTTAAAAAACATGCCCTGTAATCCTATTCTAGGAAACACAGGGTTATCATAAAATCCAATGTCATGTGCAACTTGCCCGTTCATGAGAATTGGTTGATTTTTTGCAAAATCATGTCTTTGGATTTCATTAAAATCTGTATATTGCAATAGATATTCATCACGATCTTTGCTGTTGGCATTGCCTCTGCGTGTGACCAGAGTATTGATATCTATTTCTGGATCTTTTGGTTCGTAAAATCTCACGCAGGTTCTTTCCATATTCATTATGGGCCAATTTAATTTCCAATACACCGGTGGTTTATCCAAGTGTATCGGGCAACTTGATTCAGGATAGCCGGGAGAATCCACTTGCCAGGCCAACGTAAAATACACATCTCTCAAGACCAGGTTCATGGTGGTTACCCAAGCAACCAATTTTGGATTAGCGGCAATAAAATGCATGATGTTGTGTCCGAACCTGTCGGGAAAGTTTGCATACTGGTAGGTGTCGGACTTGGCAACAATTGTGGTATACCTATGTACGTAATCCAGTAGATCCTGATTGATCTCTTTATAATTTGGGCAGTCTAGTATCTGATAATATTGACCGGTCATAAAATTCCCCTTATCTTGTTTTGTTCAAACATGTAGGCATCTATTTCTGCTTGATTGTCTCGGTCAATAGCAACTTGTCCAGGAACGATATGTTTAAAGGGCAGTGTCATTGAGTTTGAGTATTTTACATTCAACGAGTCGGGTGTGTCTAAAAATGCCCAAGAATGTAAAATGTCATGCTGTTTGACAAAGTTAAAAATGTTAGGCAAGTCACCAATGTTTAGTGCGCTAACTGTTGTCCAGGTATTTAGTTCCTGGATCCCCATAGTTTTATAGATCATTAAATTTTTAACAAATCGATTCCATTGGATGGGCCAACGTACTAGATCGTGTACATCACCAATTCCGTCCAAACTCACTGTCACTGTGACATGAATACTGCGTTTTAATAATTCTTCTATTTCAAATATTACGATGCCGCAATTGGTATTGATTCGAACGCTATTCACTTCTGGGGGAATATTTTGCAACAAGTGTCGATAATTTTTACTGGCACTGGGCTCGCCACCATTTATGTCCAGGTGTACCACACGGTCTAAAGGTAATTTCCAAAATGCACTGCTGTTGTCTACAATAGTGTATGTTTTGCTTTGGAGACTACCTATTTTGGTACTTAAATTTTCATTGCAGGTCAAACAAGCACTGTTACAAATATTGTCTAACACCCCGCCCACAATCAAGTAGTCTTGACGTTTTTGTTGTTTATCAAACTCAATGGTGTTGAGTCTTATGCTGGTGCCATTGACTTTTTCAGTTTGAATACACCTTGAACATTCAATTGGTTCCCTGGTAGATTTGATTTCTTTAAGCCACTTGCTTGAATCCATTTCTTCCAACGAATTGAACTGCGGTGGATTGATCATGTGTCCACAACGACTAACTGTTCCATTGGGATTAAATCTCACAAAATGTTCAAGCCTTGGGCAATACATGTTCTATTATATTTTTATAATTGTTTTTATAGTAGTCCAGCAATTCAGTCCAGGTGAACTCTTGTCCTGCCAGATCTAAAAGTATTTGGTCCAGATATAACCATAATTCAATGCTGTTGTCGTCTGCAAACAACTGCTGAATGAATTCTTTTGAAGGTGGCACTACCTTTGGCAAACGCTTGACTTTAGTTATGCTACCAAAATTTCGAAAATCTCTCAAACGGATTTTTGCGTCGCTTCGTAGATAACGAGCAAGATTTACCAACCAATGGAACTGGGGCAAGTAGTGTGTGTTTAAAAATTTGTATTGCTTGGCAAACCAAAACGCTGTAGCAGAATCTAATTCAGGGTGATCGCGTTGAAGAAATTGCAGGTATGTGTTTACCCCACTGATATATCTTGAGCGAGGATTACGTATATAAACATCCACATGATCAAGAGTTTGAATTTCATCATTGGTAAACATCGCAAGATTGTCTTGCAATTGCTGATCTCTCAAACTGCTGTTTCCGTTTTTTTGGATTAAGTAGACCCATTGATGGTGAAGTGGTATTTCTACCACTTCACACAGGTCAGGAAACAACTCTGTGTCCAGAGCCGTTCGCATTACTTCTGCTGTCTAGCGCGAATCATGGCCAAGATGTCTTCAGCCTTTTGTGCTGGCTTGGCGCCTGCAACTGGTGCTGAAGCGGCCGGCGCTTCTTCATCATCAAAGTCGTTAGCAGGTGCAGACACTTTGAGTGCTGGCTTTGCCGCTACTTCGTGAACATCACCATGACCGTCTACTGCCAGTGCTGGGGTAGATCCACCAGCAGGTGCTTGTACGCCAGCAGGACGGAAGTATTGACCCCAACGCTCAGTGTCGTATGGTTGACCA